ATTTTTTGTGTGTGAGGAGAATAGGATGTATTGTTTTTCTGCTGTTAGTAGGTGGGGACTGACCTACGTTTTTATTGTTACCAGTATAGAGATCATAGTGCAAGTAGAAGTAGATAAATGAGGAAGGAGTTGAAATGCAGGTGTGTTGATGTATGATTCACTTTACACATATAAGATCCCCTCCCCTGACTGGGCCGTTTCGCAAACACCAATCAGGAGTGACCCTAGGGTTAGGGGACTCGTCAGAAGGCAAGGAGGTCTGACTAATGCAGTCTAATGGATTCGAGAATTTTGTTATGCTTCACCAAGAAGAATTTGAGAATGTATTTGGGTTAATAAGTGAGAGGAGATTGGAGTTAAGGGATATGGCTGTGTATGTGGGGTTGATTAGTGAAATGAACTGGAGGACAGGGAGAGTGAGGTTAACTGCAAGGGCATTAGCGAAGAAATTAAATGTAAAAGATTCTGTGTGTGTTATGTCGTTAGGGAGGTTAAAGAAGGAGTTGTTAGTTGTGAGGGTTAGGGAGAAAAGGAGTGGGGATGTGTACTTTTTATTGAATCCACATTTTGCGAGTGTGGGTGGTGTAAAGAGGCGAGGATATTTACAAAGTCAATTTGAGGAGGCAATAAACGATTTGTGAAATATAGTGAGTAAAAGAATTAAAGGATTGCACCCATGTATGTATCAAATGAAGAAAGGATGAGGTTAGGAATTCAGCGATATGGTAGTGATGTACCTGTTGCTGAATATGAGAAAGCGAAGGCAGCGAAGGATGGAGTTGTAAAGAAAGTGGTGGAAGAAGTTAAAGAGGAGGAAGAGGACGATAGTGTGGATGAGGGTTAGAATGAAAATGCTTTTCCAGGTGGTACTGGGAAGCCTGCCAGCCATTTTGGTTGGTGGTTGTTGGCAAAGCCTCTCTGTCACTAAAAAGATAGGGGGGCTTTGTTTATGAATTGGGAACCATTACCCGAAGAATTATGGCCTTTTAAAAATTTCCTTTGTTACTTATTAAGGGAATTGGGGTTGGCTGATACTCCGACGTTAAGGCAGTTATCTGTAGCGGAATGGTTAGAGAACGGGCCAGATCGTTGCATTACAACTGCGTATCGTGGTTTGGGGAAATCATTTGAAAGTGGTGCTTATGCTTTGTGGCGATTAAGGCATGACCCATTTACTGAAAAGATATTGATTCCTGCTGCAACTGCTGAAAAAGCAGAGGAGGTAGCGACATTTATGGCTAGATGTATTCGAGATGTTGATATTTTGAGATGCTTGGAACCAAGACCAGATGGAAGATCAAGTTTTAAAGCATTTGATGTTGGGCCTGCTGTTATTGATCAAAGTCCAAGTGTTAGGACAGTTGGAATATTGTCACCATCATTAACAGGAAAGCGTTGTACTTTGGCTTTGCCAGATGACATTGAGACTTTAAATAATTCAATTACACCGTTAAAGCAAGAAAGATTAGCGCAAGCGGTAACGGAATTAGAGGCAATCATTAAACCAGATGATCCTGGGTTTGATCCGAATGGCAAAAGGGATTACACGATGGGAGGAAAGAAACAGATTTTTCCAAGGCAAATTAGATACTTAGGAACGCCCCACCTTGAGAGTTCACTTTATCTAAAGCTAGTGAGGGAGAGGAGTTACGCTATTCGTTTTTGGCCTGCGAGGTTTCCTGATCCTAAAGATTCTGAGCAATGGGATTGTTATGAAGGATTCTTAGCACCTGATATTGCATCGACTGTTGAGGGTAATCCAGAAGTAGCTGGTGATCCTACTGATCCTGAACGTTTTGGGCATGAGGAATTGCTAAAGCGTGAAACAAGGATGACAAGATCAGCAGTTCAATTGCAGTTTCAGTTGAATTGTCGTTTAAGTACTCTTGATCGTTATCCAATTCGATTAAGTGATTTGATCGTGATGGATTTAGATGGGAAGGCTTTACCTGAAATTGCGATATGGGGCAATAGCCCCGATTTAAGGATACAGAATTTGATTTGTGTAGGAATGGGGGCTGATCGTTATTACCACCGTCCTGCGGCTGTTAACGGGTGGATACCAACGAAAGATGAGTGGCGTTGTGTTCTCGCTGTGGATCCTTCAGGCCGAGGCAGCGACGAATTAGCTTGGGCCTGCATAGCAGAACTCAATGGTAATTTCTTTGTTTTAGAAAGTGGTGGTACGACAAGAGGATATGAAGTTGAGGTTTTACAACTATTAGCAAAAGTTGCAAAAAAATGGAATGTAACTCAAGTCGTCGCTGAATCAAATATGGGTGATGGCATGTTTACAGCTTTATTACAGCCAGTAATGAATAAAATTTATCCTGTTGGAATCGAAGAAGTTAGAGTCAGCATCCAAAAGGAAAGAAGAATTGTTGATACTCTTGCGCCGTTAATTCAACAACATCGAATGGTTGTCTCCACAGATGTAATCAAAAAGGATTATGCAACGGCTGAACGTGATCCAGAATCAGGGCATCAAAGATCTTTGCTTTATGGAATGAGCCGCATAACCACCGATAGGGGAAGTTTGTTATTTGACGATAAAATCGATGCTTTAAGTTTAGGAATTAAGTTTTTTACGGAAGCTGCTGCACAAGATCAAGTCAGACAAAAAAGAGAACGTCAGGAAGAGTTAGATGATCTAATTAGAGATGCTTGGTTTGATGAAACTGGTGCAAGTTTAGATGATTTAGCATGTGGATTTAAACCACAACCAAGCTCAGGTGCTTACGGTGGTATTAAGCGGTAAGAAGTGACAACTGTTCAGTTACAGGAGGTAGTTTTGATTCATCTCCATACTGACTAGCAAAAGCTAAAGCTACTCCCTCATAAGTTAATGACCTCTTCTTCCAGCGATCAGGACTAGGGGCCATCATGTGTATTTTAGGTTCCCTTCCTTCAACAATATTTGTAGGTCTTAATTTAGGTAAATTCTTTAACCATAGACACGTTGATTTTGTCTCTCCATGACCATGTTCCCAAGGTTGGATTATGCAATCTGGTGGTCTAATAGCAGAACTGATGACACTTATAGGGTTTTCTATGCACCATCTATCAATAGGTGCGTCCATTAATAATCGAACAAAATCAAGAGATTCTTTTTGTTCTTTTCTCTTTCGATGAAAATGCCTGCTACCACTGACGGCTAGGTGCTGACAACTGGGGTGGGCAATCATTAAATCCCATTTTTGACTGTATAAAATATCTCTAACATCTCCTTTGTAATGATTACCAGGGATGTCTGTATCTAATAAATCGCAAGACCATACTTCATGGCCTTTATTTAAAGCTTCAAAAGCAGATCTAGTTCTACCACTGTATTCACAAGCAATAAGTACCTTCAAGACGATGAAGGTGATGCAATATTTTTTTCTAACTTTTGTCTGACTGTAGAAAAATCTAATTTCTTAGCCATTTGTGCTTTTAACTTGGCACTATCTCCTTCGGCAAGATTGGCGGTAATGTTGTTTTGTTTAAGTAATTGAGCCGCTAATCTGAGATCGTCATTACTGACAGGTTGATAATTTCCTTCTTTATCTACAGCGCCTTTTTCAATACGATCAATAACTGTTTCAATCGTTAGGGATTGAAGTTTGGCAAGATTGTCAGCGTCATTTTGCATGACTGCATTGATGCAGAACAATTTGATACTAGACTAAGTCTGCACCCATGCAAAGTTTCGCTCATGGCAACAACCGCCCCACCAAAAGAAAAAGAAGTAAAAGTTATCGAGGAAGATGACGATACTCCTGAATACCAGGAGATGATCATGTTCTATATCTCAAATTTTATTCGTGCATCTCTTACCCTTTGGTGCTTAGCAATAATTTCTCTTGCATACATAAAATTGCCCCCAAAAATGTTCGGCCTGGAGATTCCAGAGCAGAGAATCGATGCAACTTATTCGGCGGGGCTTTTGGGCAATTTATTAGCTAGTTATGGTATTTCGATAGGAGGTATGAGCAAAAAGAAGAAAAGGGAAAATGGGGAAGGCCAGAATGGTAGTGGAAGTAGCAACAACCGTGCGGAAACTGTTATAAGACTTCTGCATGATGTTGAGCTTAAGGTTGACAAACCTAAGATCGATAAAATCACAAACAAACCTATTGATCCTATTACTGGTCGCTTGGAGACAACATGAAACGACTACTAATTCTTTTCCTA